CTTCGCATTTTACTTTTACATAGACTTCATCGTACTTGTGTATGACTAGTGTTTCACTCATTATGCTCCGACTTGGAATCGAGCCCATTCTATAGCGGACTTAATATTGAATCCGCGATTAACTAAAGACTTAATAATAGAATCGAGCAGTCCCACCTTTTCTTTTTGTGCTGCAATTTTAAGTTGCCGATCAATAATAACTTGATCAGCTTCAAGATATCTTGGAATTTCTGTTTTGAGGATTGTTCTACGACCGATTCTTTCCCAGTCTTCCCACCAACCATGTTCTTTAAGAGTTTCATTATCAATGTTACCAGAATAGAAATCATATCGTAAAGAAATAAGTTGTTTCAAGTCAGACTCTTGCTTGATTAGCTTCATCTTTTCATTGATAAATATACGGTAATATTTATTGTGTAATTTTGGAATATCAATCGATTCTCTACCGAGCTCGGTACGATCGATCTTAGAGTCTTTATCCCACTCAGTAAATATCTCATCAAGCGTCATGGTTTATGTTTTCCTCAATATGTCAACTCATGGTTGACAATCCAATCATTCTATAAACTAGACCTCTATATATTATTCCGGTCCGTCAATTACTTATTATATCCACGGCCGAATTAATGTAAACAGGTAAATTATACTTTTTTGTAATTATATTCTCTATAGCTGAATTCGACGTCGGCGGTAATATATTCGACATCGTTTAGAGTATAATCTAGTCTGAAACCAGATAGTTCTGTGGGGTACAGGTCATAGAAGTGAAATTCTATGTTGGGCTTGAGGTCTGCATCTAGAATGACGAGATTAGCGTCGACCTGAGTACCGTCTCCAGAACCAACTGGCTGCTCGGCCAAGATTCTGTATTGATCAAAGTTGTCAGGCTTGCCGAGACCTTGAATCCAATCAAAGATTTCTCTATAGTTTACCAGATCGGCGTCCAATTTGAATGTGACACGCAGTTTTCCAAAAGTCATGTGCTCACCTGGAATCACGATCTTCTGGAATGGGTTAGCCAAGCCTTCTGTCTCTCCCATGATCGTGCTGGGAAAGTCCACGGTCTGAACGTAGTCTACAAAGGTCGGAAGCTTCTTGACCTGAAACTTAAATCCTAATGGTGATAAAAAAGCTTTGTTGGTCATGATTTTTCCTGTTTACATTAATTCAATGTTTGATATTATATATTTATAAAGGAATCAAGGCAATGGAAAAACGCAATTTTCTAGTGGACTATACATATAGGCATGGATCTAGCACGGGTCGAATGAAGATTCAGGGAAGTTCTCTGATCAATCTAAAGACCGCGCAATCGGACTTTGCTGTATATGAATATGTAAAGCAACGCCATCCGAATGCCGATATAAATATTATGTCAATTAAATGGATTTAGTATGAAGCCAGCCGGTAGCATTGATCTCTCTAATTATATAGTATTTATAAATGAAGTTGCTTATATTAAATATTTAATTAAACAATCATCACATAAAGAACCAAAAATGAAACTTGATCAGTTGTCAACAACATTGGCATATCTCGAAGAACGGATAGCCGAGATAGGTTCCCGGATACAATAGTATTTGGGCCTGCATCTGGCGGTGGCAAGGGTCTTATAATCCCTTTGGACGGCAGATTACCGTTTTGCTGAGAGTTCGATTCTCTCCGGGCCTACCAAATTAAAGGCGAATAGTTCAATTGGTGGAACCTTCTGCTCATAACACAATAGTTGTCGGTTCGAGTCCGGCTTCGCCTACCAATATAACGGCTTGGTTGGGGGTTTGAGGGTCTTCCGCCGCACCATTTTATGGGCTCATAGCTCAATGGTAGAGCAGTCGACTTTTAATCGACTGATCTGGATTCGATTTCCAGTGAGCCTACCAATTTTAACATTCAATTGAAGGAAATATCATGACTCAAAATACTCTTCCAACTTATGTACCGAACGTCGTTTTTAAGACTCGAGTTCGCGACGAATCGATTGAAGGACCGAATCCCTATCGCTGGGAAGATGTATCGTCTTTTGATCTTTTTGGTGGTAAAAGAGTAGTTCTTTTCTCCCTTCCTGGAGCTTTCACTCCGACTTGTTCGACATATCAGCTTCCTGGTTTCGAGGATAACTATCAAGAATTCAAGGATCTTGGAATCGATGAGATCTTCTGTATCTCGGTCAATGATGCGTTCACGATGAACGCTTGGGCTAAGAGTCAGAATATTCAGAACATCAAGGTCATTCCGGATGGAAATGGTATGTTTACCGCCATGATGCTAATGCTTGTTGATAAGTACAACCTTGGCTTTGGTAAGCGTTCTTGGCGTTATGCTGTGGTTGTGAACAACGGTAAGATCGAACAATGGTTCATCGAACCTGGTAAGGAAAATAATTGTCCGACGGATCCATATGGTGAAACTTCTCCTGAGCGAATTCTTCGTTGGCTTAATTCTGGAGAGTAGATTTTGGTCGATGTATCATTTTTCTTTGAACAACACTGCATTAAAGTTCCAGATAACGATTCTTGCCAAGGTCTAACCGGATTTAAATGGCAACGCGTAGATCACAGTACATGGTATTTTACATCTCGAGACTATGATCAACACATAGAACCTGCACTAACTTCTTATGTGCAATCTGGTTTAGTAAAGCGTGGAAATGTAATCCAAGCTGGAGGCAACTGCGGTCTATATGCACTTTGTCTTACTAAACACTTTGATACGATTTTTACTTTTGAGCCAGATCCAGTAAATTTTTACTGTTTGGTTAATAACTGCCAAATCGCGCAAGTTGTCAAATTCAATTTGGCTCTAGGCAATAAGCATTCAAAAGTAAAAAGCTTTGTAGTCCAAGACGATAATCTTGGAATGAACACAGTCAAAGAGATTTCTCAAGAAGATAAAATCTATGTTCCTCAAGTACCTTTAGATGTTTTCAATTTTGATAATGTAACGCTGATTATGTTAGATGTTGAAGGCATGGAATACCCTGTTCTTAGAGGAGCCAAAAAGACTATACTAAACAATAAGCCAATGATTATCTTAGAAAGCTATGATGTTAATTTAACTAAAAAGATTGAAAAATATCTAAGTAGTTTTGGTTATGTTTTACATGATATTCTTGGTAATTCAGATAAAGTTTATATTATAAAATGAATGCATTTTGGAGACTATGGGCTAAAGCTTTAGGTGAAAAAGCTAGTAAGTGTGATAAAGAATCTGATAAGGTAGCGGTCATTCGTACCATTATTGTATCAATTTACATAATTGCTAACTTTTTTATTATGGCTGGGATCATCCGACATTGGAATGATCTATAAATATTTTTTCATGCCGGTATAGCTCAGTTGGTAGTAGCGCCTGCCTTGTAAGCAGGAGGTCCCGAGTTCGATTCTTGGTGCCGGCACCAAGAAATTCTAGGGGAATTAGCTCATTTGGTAGAGCACCTGCTTTGCACGCAGGGGGTGAGGAGTTCGAATCTCCTATTCTCCACCACTGCAGGGTCGTCTAATGGTAGGACACGTGATTTTGGTCCACGGGGCTGGGGTTCGATTCCTTGGCCGGCCGCCAATATTAATCAGGATAATACAATGTATGACGAGGCAAGAAAAGCAATCATAAACTCAAGCGATAGCTCTTCAGTTTACGTAGGCGCAGATAGCATTCGCTATAAGAAAGATGGTATGTGGTATGCTAAGTATTCTACAGTTATCATTCTTCATATCAACTCGAATAAAGGATGTAATCTGTTTCATAAGTCTGTAGATATGCCGGATTATGGTAATCTTAAGCAGCGTCTTCTGACTGAAGTTGGATTTGCTATCGAAGCTGCTACAGAGATCATTGATATTGTTGGAAAAAGACACATTGAGATCCATCTAGATATTAACTCTGACAATAAATATAAGTCGAATATAGCAGTCAAAGAAGCTCTTGGATATGTCAAGGGATCGACTGGTATAGATGCTAAGATCAAGCCAGAGGCATTTGCCGCCACTCATTGCGCGGATCATCTAGTTCGTCATTAGAAACTTTAAACCCGGTTAGCTCATTCATTTGATCGTGATGGTCGCGATGCTCACGCATAAAAGATTCAAAATGGTCTGAGACTCTTCTCTAAGTATTATTTTGCCCTGTGGGATTAAGGAGAATATATGTATAATAAGGCTTTAATGTATTCTAAGCCAAACTGTCAATATTGTTTCAAAGCCGAGCACGCTCTAAAGAAGGCCGGGATTGAAATTGAAAAGAAGATCCTTGGTGAAGATATCGATATCGATGACTTTAAAGCGCTTCTTCCAACTGCTAAGACCGTACCACAAATATACCTTTACAATAATTCAGAAGAGGTGTATATTGGTGGATATGTTGAACTGCTAACGGAATTGAAAAATGCTAAACTTATTGACTGAACAACTACATAATGGTATCGTAGAAATTACCTTTGATAAGGTAGATGGCACTCGTCGTGTCATGCAATGCACTCTTGACCAAAACTATATCAGAGTGCACTCAGAAATTAAAGAACAAGCCGAAAATACACGTAAGCCCAAGGAAGGCGTACTAGTTGTATTCGACACAGAAAAGAACGACTGGCGTTCTATGCGAGTAGATTCAATCATCAGCTATCGTTAATATCATGATGCACCTTGAAAAAGTTTATATAAATAATCATGGAAAGTGCAAGACGCGCTTAAATGCCAAACAGCTCAGAGCAAAACAAGAACACGAAGCTTGGCTCCGCAAGCGGGGGCTTCACCCGGATCAGATTGCTGCAAAGAAAAAGGCAAATCCGGTACGTTACAATCCAGTACCAGATTACACGCTTACCAGTAGACAAACCATCCCGACCTCTGACAAAGTCGGAAATGGATTCGCTAAAGAAGCTAAAGTCTATACCGGAAATAATCTTTTGGGGATTGGTCAAATGCACAAGTCTAACGCGGTTCCAATCTTTCGTAAAGAAGATGCTATTGCTATCTCACAAATGAGAAGGTAAATTATGAATAAGAATGATGTTATTTCTATAAAGCTGACTACTGGCGAAGAAGCCATCGGCAGATTTGATTCTGAAACAGACGATACTATCACGCTCAATAAGCCGATGTCTTTTGTCGCGGGCCCACAGGGTCTAGGGCTCGGTCCGTTTATGTTCTCACTCAGCAAGAACTCAGTTGTGACAGTCAGTAAGTCAACGATCATCGCCACGGTTAAGACCGATGAACTTATCATGAAAGAGTATATCAAGCAGACCAGTGGATTGGTGGTATGATTGTTGTAAATCAAATTCGATGTAAGAAGTGTGAGGACACTCCTTTTTCAGCATCTCGGCATGATTTTAAGTATTGTAAGTGCGGCGCTGTTGCTGTAGACGGCGGCCAAGAATATCTTCGTCGAGTCGGCGATATTCATAACTGTGAAGACATGAGCTATAGTCTACCCATTGATGTAGTGAAGGCTTGCAAGGAAGCCGTAGTCTGGGCAAAGGAAACTAAGCGCAATGACTTTGGTATCGCTCTAGCAGTCATCCGCGCTCTTAAAGATAACAATAAACTAATCACAGACGAAATGCTTGCTGGTCAGCCATGGCTAAGAACATACGATGGTAAACTGTGAAGCAAGAACTAACTGGATTTCAAAAGTTTAAAGCTATCATAGCTAAATGGATTGTGGTAAATATTGCTATGAGAGTTTCTCCTCTTGCTGTTCTATCACTATGTCTAGAAGTATCTCGTACTTATTACGAGTCAGCTCAAATTGAGGAAGAATAATGGCAACATATATAGTTACCGGTTCATCTGGTTATATCGGTAGTGTGCTGTGCAAGCGACTTAAGGAACTGGGTCATAGAGTTAGAGCTATTGACATTGATCCACCAAAGCATAAATATTATGATACATATGTAACAGCTAACTATAATGATGAGAGAAGTATAGCCGTAGATATTACGTCTTGTGATGGTATCTTTCATCTGGCCGCGTCGAGTCTACTAAATCCATCTCTAGAAGATCCCCTCTCATACTATGAGAATAATGTATCTTCCTTCTATAAGTTTCTAAGAATCATTCATCACTATAATCCATCTGTTCCATTTGTATTTGCTTCATCTGCGGCAGTCTATGGTGAATCATCTGAGACTTGCTATGCTAACGTATCGCCGTGTAATCCAATCAATCCATATGGATTCACAAAACTTCAGGCCGAACAGGCTCTAAACGATATTACTAAATATACTGGAGCCGTTCCTCATATCTCATTCCGATTCTTTAATGTCGCAGGTGGATATGGAGATGTAGGACACCCTATCCATCGCCCGGCTCTTCTGACTTCTCTATCACGAGCTGTGGTCAATAACAAAGACTTCAACCAATTTGGTGATAATCTTAGAGACTATATTCACGTCCTAGATGTATGTTCAGCACTTATTACTGGAATGGAAGCGATTGAACTGGATACTAGTACTTCTCTGAATCTGTGTTCAGGTGCACTAACACCTACTTCAGCCATCATTGAGATGTTTAAGGAGTACACCGGTACAGAATTCAATGTTATTCAAGCTGGCCCAAGAGCCGGTGATCCAGAGATTCTAAAGGGCGATAATCACTTCACAAAATCTTATCTATCTTTGGGCAAGTCGCCTTGGGGATGGAGACCAGAACATTCTAACTGGAAAGACATTATTGAATCACATTGGGAGTTTGTAAAATATGACCGACAACTATAAGCCATGGGAAAGAAACGAAACTAATCAAAATTCTTTCGGTGGCACTGAGCTTCACATGGAAAAGCTCATTGCTAATCTAGATCCAGAACTACTTAAGCACTTTCAATTAATTCCGTCACGAGTTCGTGATCTACGTAACGATAAGATCCGTGTTCTGAATCTACACGATCTACCACTTGATCCAGAATCACAGCATCTTAGTGAGCAGTCGAGTCGAGATCGTTTTCATAAGATAGTTTATTGCGGTAATTGGCAAATGAATCAATATGAGATGCGCCTAGGAGTTCCTCATGATCAAAAGCTCGCTGTATTAGAATCTGCCATCGAACCAATTCCATACGCTGGAAAGTCTAAGAATGAGATTCGTCTAATCTATACATCTACTCCTCAACGTGGTTTGGCGATTCTAGTTCCTGTTTTTGAAGCATTAGCTGAAAAATATGATAATATTGTTCTTGATGTGTTTTCTAGCTATAAAATCTATGGTTGGGAAGCGGCAGATCAACAGTT